GGTTAACGCTGGTAGCATCATCTTACGAGATGATATCGTATTTATGTGCGTCGATAATCATGCCACGCGAAAGGTGATAGCTGAACATTGCGAGCAGTTGACCGGCCCGATCATACGGCAATGCGGGACAGGCGATATATTTCTCGTGTCAGGGGGGAATGATGGAGTGGAAGGGAAGAAGCGGGGTACTTTCGGGACCGTGCAGCTTTTCTATCGGCGAGAGGGAGTCACAAAGACACCGACGCTATCGAGGTTTCATCCGGAGATAGCAAACCCGGTGGATAAGTTGCCGACGGAGTTGAGTTGCATCGAAATGATTTCGTCTACCCCTCAAGTGCTATTCGCGAATCTCGCCGTGGCGTCGATGATGTTGAACGCGGCGTATACGGTCCTATCTGGGGAACATCATTTTGCGGAAGTGGTGTTCGATATTGTTGAGGCGAGAGCCGACGTGGTGAAGCTGCCCGGAGTGGCGGCAGAAAGGGCGGTGTGACGTGGCATCGGTGAAAGATATTTTGTTGGACGCCGAAGAGGACGTTATGCAACGACGTGCGCTGTTGGCAGATGTTCTGTCGCAAGGGAACGCGGGGTCGAAGCCCCACTCGAAGTTGTGCAACGACGTTATGGAGTTGATAGTAAAAGGGGCTGCTTCTGAGAAGTATTACGCGCTCTTGAATGAGTTGATGATGGGGCCGATGAGGTATGGCACTTTCTTGAGGCCGTCCGTTGTGCAGCGGCCCGAGGAATACAAAGAGAAGATGAAGGGGAAAGAGCCGGAGCGCGTTGACGTGATATTTGACAACGGGGAGAATGCGAGTGTGTTGCTACCCGAATATATAGAGGCGAAGTCGCTCGCTCTCGGGGATACGGTTATCACCGATAAGGGGAGCAACACGGTTCTATCGGTATCGAGGGCGATGACGGCGATTGGGGATGAGACGATCCTAGAGAGGATCATCGGCACCGATAGGGTGTTGATCGAACAAACGAAAGGGGGAGGGCGGAAGGCGGTATATAGAGTCACCGATGACCTAGAGAAGAGAATTCGCGCGAAGGGTGTGCGGCCGGGTGATAGCGTTATCGTATGTCACAAGCGGCAAATGGCATTCGATGTGATACCGGCGCCGGTGGAAGAGGCGAAGCGTAAGTATCTATCCACCGATTCGGTGCCGGATGTGGTGGTGTCGAGGGATATCGGGAATCCGCCGAAGTTCATCGAAGAATTGGCGGAGTGGGTGCGCGTGGAAATGACGGCGCCGCAGTTGAGAAGAAAGTATCGGTTGCGGCGATGTGCGACGCGGTTGCTAGAAGGGGTATCGGGGAGCGGGAAAACGCTCTCGGTGTTGGGGCTTTGGCGGCGCGTATATGATGAAATGGCTAAGGTGTGCGGTGTGAAGGTAGATGAGTTGCCGCATAGGGTGTTTAAGTTGAGAGCGGCGGAGGTGCTCTCGAAGTGGTACGGGGAATCCGATGCCAATTTGGATACGTTCTTTCGCGAGGTGGAGGAAGCGGCGCGAGAGGAGTTCACTTACAAGGGGGAGCGATATCAGTTGCCTGTTATCGCTGTTATGGAAGAGATAGATGGATTGACGGCGGAAAGGGGATCGAGTTTTGACGGTGTTGCCGATCGGCTGTTGACGACTTTGTTGCAGCGGCTCGATACAACGCGGCGGGAAGTGGCGGATTCACTCATACTGTTCATTGCGACGACGAATGTGGCGTCGCAAGTAGATCCGGCGGTGTTGCGGAGGATCGGTGCGAAGGTAGAGAGGTTCGGGCGCCTCGATCGGCGTTCGTTTGTGGCCGTCGCAGAAAAGGTGTTGAGGGGGCGGCCGATCAAAGAGAGTTCGACCAACAAGTTTGCGGCGCTCTCGGCCGAGAGGGTTTTCGGGATGAGCGGTGCGGCTGTAGCGGTTGTGCGGTTCGCGAGGGGGGGGCCGGTCGAAAAGAGGCGATGCGACTTTCTAACAGCCGCAGTTGTGGACGCGGCGGCAGAGAGTGCGGCGGAAGTGGCAATGAATGAGGAACGCAGGGGGGGGGAGGGAGGGATATCGGTTGATAGGTTTGTTAAGGAAATTGATGGGCAAGTGGGCGCGATTGTGGGGAGGTTGGACGCGCGGAATGTGGCGAACTATGTGGACGTTCCGAATGGGATGTCGGTTGTGTCCGTCGAAACTAGGAGGGCATAACGTGAGTGATAAAGAGATAGGCGATAAGGTAACTGTGGGGATGGGAGTGAGGGAAGAGGATGTGGCGCCGTTGGTAGAGAAGTGGAAGGGGATTCAGGAGTATATGACGATGTTGCAGTTGAACGCGGAAGTGAAGGGGCCGTTTCCCAAAGATATAACGGTGGCGGTGCGGATGTATCCTAATCGAGCGGGGAAGTGGGAGGGGCCGGAAGAATTTGAGAGGTTGAGGGTTGTGAAGGGGCGGGCGATATCGGCGCATTTTGCAGCGGTGGCGCATGAGGAGTTATTGCCGGCGCTCGATGGATCAAATTTGTTCGAGTTAGTTCATCTTCCGAGTGGGCGCGGGGGAATCTTTGTGGACATGCCGCGGTGGAAGATTGAGACGATGTGCAAGTTGGCGGAAAAGTTGGAACGCGCACAGGATTGGCGCGTGGTGAGGTGTGCGTCGCCGGTGGTATGCACGGAATCGGCGCAGGTGCTCTTTGATCATAAGCCGGCGCTACCTGGGATTAAGGATCACCGGGCACGGAGGGGGGAAGCGGCGCCGATGAGCGATTCGGGGTGCGGATATTCGATTGGGGGGATGGCGATAGGCAAGGACAAAGAGAGGTTGTGTCCGAACTGCGGGATGGATCATGGGAAGGCGTTATATGACGGGCTGGAGGGAGGGGGGATGGGAGGGATCTTAGAGACGCTAGAGCGGATGGTGAAAGAGGGGGCGGGAGTTGTGACGGTAGATAAGAGTGGGAAGTCGGGGGGGCTCGCGGAGGTTCCCGATCATATATTTGCAGGGTTAATGAGCGCGTTCTTCAAGGAAATGGCGCGGCGGATGAAGGACGATGAGGAGGGAGGAAAGAAGGGAAAGGGGGGGAGGAGTAAGAAGAGGGATGTGCCGGACGATGAGGAGGGGGAGGGGGAAGAGTAGGGTAGAAGAGTAGAAACGAGAAGGGGCGCCCGGTTTCTCTTTCCGGGCGCCCCTTGTGCGTTTATAGGTGTGTGTGTTGGTGGGGATCTAGCTCGCTGTTCGACGATCACGTTACCACGAGTGGCGTTGCGAGGGTTCGGAGGAAGGGGTTAGCGGGATCGGCTCGAGGTAGCTTTCGGACGGCGTCCAGGGGATAGAGGGGGGGGCGGCGCGGCGTTCTTCGAGGGAAGGGCCTGAGCGGTGCCAGAGTAGGTTAGGGCCGGAGCGATACGCGATGCGGGCGCCGCGGAGGTACCAGAACATTGCGTAGGCGTGCGCGCCGAATTCGTCGAGGAGGACGCCACGCGGGGGGATGTGCGGCCACGAGAAGAGCATCGGGAAAGCAGGGATGATGGGAGAGGTTTCGGGGTCCGCGTGAAGGATGTTGAATCGGCGGTATCCCGAGGGGGGGAGTTTAAGGGAGAGGATCGGGGACAGGCACAGGATCGGGCGGAAGGAGGGATCGGAGAGGCAAGGACGTTGATCGACGACGATGCCGCTCTCTGTTAAGCGGTGCGCTTCGATGAGAAAGGAGCGGTGGTACGTCGTACGGCTAAAGGGGTACCCGGCGAAAGTGAGGCCGTAGCCGTAGACGCCAGCGAGGGACACACCGAGGAGGGAGACGGGAGGGGAGAGGGGGGGATGTGAGGAGGAGGAAGATGGATCGGGGAAGAGCATGGGCGGTTCTCTCTTTCTTGAGGCGCACAGTTGCGCGACGGGCATGGTAGCACGCCACGAGCTCGAGTTTTCAAGCGAAAACTGTGAGACCTCGGGAAGGGAAGGGAAGGGAAGGGAAAGGAGAGGAGAGGGGAAGGGGAACCTACGGAGGGGTAGGGGAGCGGTGAGCGTTAGGAAGGGTAGGGAAGGCCCTTCCCTGTCTCTAGGAACTAACTGGGGAAGGAAGGGATAGAGAAGTGCCTTTCTTTCCTTCCCTCCCGTCTACGCTCTCTCACGCCTAGAGGGGCGCCTATATCGCGCCTTCCGATCCCAGAGGGATGAGCACTCTTCCTTCCGCCCCTCACTCTCACACCTAACCCACACCTAGCACGTTAGTTAGGGTATACCCCTAGCAGAGAGAGACCCCCCCATCACCCGGATCAGATCGTCACGAGGGACTCTCCTCACCCCCCCTCTGGTACCTGTACTGGGTAGGTGTCAGGAGCCTTAGCGTGTACTGGGTAGGGGTAGGTGTACGGAAATCCCTCAGTTCAGGGAAACCGGGGTGCGGTGGTGTTCCTAGGAACGTCAGGAAGTGGCCTAGGTGGTCCTAGGAGCGATCCTGTGGGTGGGGGTAGTAGGATGGGAGGTTCAGGGGGATCAAGATCGATTCTAGGGGCCTTAGCGGCCTTTGGCGGGAAGTCCTACCTACCACCCCCCTAGGGGGGAGAAAAATTCTGGGGAGGGGGTGTTCCTAGAGCCTTGACGTGGTGAGACGGGTGGGGTACGATGCGCCGCCATGATCGAACTCACCGTACCCGAGGTGACCGACTCTGAATTCGGTCGTCAGTCTCTCGACGAGTACCGGAAGGCGCTGGCAACAGGGTTAGCTTTCATCCCCATCTTCTCAGGGTCCCCGGATACTGGCCTCGAAATCGAACTCATGGCCATCATCCCGGCCGACGAAGTGCGCTTCTTGGACGGGAACCTCATCGTTGGCCTTAAACTCAGAGGCATTAAGGAACTACGCGATGCGTGTGACGAGATCCTCACCGGAAAGAAACCTCAACCCGAAGGTCCCGAAGACGCTCCCTGATGGTCTCCTCACCTTCACCGAGGCCGCTCGTGAATTGAACTCCACTCGCTTCCGTATTTGGTACTGTATCCGGTCAGGGCGCTATAGGCCGAAACACTTCTACGGTCAGACCTACTTCGTCGAAGTCGGCGATGACCTCGAAGACCTCCGCGCCGCCCTCGCCGATGTCGGCGTCGGCCACGTCAAAGGGACCCCAGGTATCCGTGGTAAATACCTCAAAGAAGGGTAGATATGGCTAACTATAAGCGACGGAAACCGGGTAGAAAGACCACCGCCTGTCGCTGTTGCCATTGGGGCTCCATCGGGAACTCTAAGAAGTCCGGCGCTAGAAACCCTAAGTTCCTCACCGTCACCAAAGCCGCTCGAAAGAAACTCGCCGAAGACCTCTATTATCCACCAGATAACCTGGTTGATTCTGCGCCTGGACCTGTGTGTCAATTTTAAGGAGTGTGCTCATGTCCGATGCCACTAAGTTGAATGCGTTCTGTGCCGTCTGTTGGGTTGAGTGGAAACTCGGTGTCGGTGAGGCCGCGATGGCCGCCCTGTCCCCTAAGTACCGAGACGGTGAAGTCGTCGTCCCCTTCGAAATCATCGTCGCCCGTGATGAGGCCGAGGCTCGTATGCTCATCTCGCGTAAAGTCCCTAACGATGCCCTGGGCGTCGAGTACCGCGTCGAGGTGGCGGTCCGTTCCTTTTGAGGTGTTCGCCAAAACCAAAAATGACCTGAACCTAGAGGCCATGCTTCTGGGTCAGTACATCCCCCTCACCACCCGCCAGATGTACTACCCTGATAGCTACTCCTCTGCCATCACCGTCAGTTCCACCGGCTACTGGGGTGGCTGTAGCGCCACTTCTTTCTACCTAGGTTGACACCGTTCCACCCTTTGCTATGGACCGACACGAGGACGTGACCGATACCTCTCAGAAGGGTCGTCGTGTCCTCCGTTCTCGTGTCGGTCCTCCTCCCGCTCCCCCCTCTACTGCCGAAGCCCTCAAATTCCTTAAGAACCCCTCCCTCCTCGCCGCCACCATCGTCGTCGAGTACATCAAGATGGCCCTCACCCCGAACCTCACCGCTCGGGAACGAAAGAACTACCCCCGCCCGACGAAGGAAAAACTCATCGCCCTTCGCGAGATGGCCACGATCCTTCAGATGCGTAACCCGTACTCGAAGTGGTATGAACTCGCCCGCGCTGCCGACGTCGCTACGATGCAGTTCTTAGGCGATGACCCTGTCTCGATCCTCGGTCGCCAACTCCAAGAACAGACCCACAAGGTCATCTCCACCGCCCTCATCGAGTCCGGTGGACTCGAAGCCTTGAAAGAAGAACTCGATCGACGTGGACTCTCTTTCGATGAGGCCGTAGCCACTAACAAGCCCACCGTGGTAAAACTCGATCATGTCGAACGAGTGGCTCGACGCGAAGAACTTCTGGATCGACGGATCCCGGAAACTCCGCACCCAGTCCCCGGTCACGTCGGCCCCAGGGATCCCGAATCCCCCGATCGAACTGGACGAACTCCAGATCGCGACGATGGACGTGAAAGGTTCGAACCTGGGCCGACTCCTCCCGGCTCAGTCGATGATCCTCGACTCCATCCTCCGGATACGCCGGGAAATGGACGAGGAGAAGAGGACCCGTGGGCGGATATCGATCGTAGTCCTAAAGGCCCGGAAAATGGGAGTATCGACCCTGATCCAGGGCCTCCTCTTCCGTCTGATCTGTAGACTCTCCACCTGTGAAGCGATCGTCATCGCACACAAACTCGAGTCCGCTCAGTACCTCTACGGTATCTCCGAACGATTCTATCGCCGGCTGCCCCCCAACCGCCGACCCGCTCGTCGTTTCTCCAATCGACGCGGCCTCACCTTTGACGAGCCCCTAGATTCTAGTCTCTATGTGGACGTCATTGGTGAGGCCGCCGGTCGATCGCGTACCGTCCACGCCGCTCACTTCTCTGAACTCGCTCAGTGGGGTGATACCGCCTACGACACCCTCTCCGCCTGCCGCGATGCGATGGCGAACGAACCCTGGTGCCTCGAGGTCGTCGAGTCAACCGGCTTCGGCCTCGGTGGCTCCTTCTACGAGGAGTACCTCCGTGCGAAGAAAGACGGACGCGCTCTCTTCTTTCCCTGGTGGATGGACCCACGATACCGTTCCACCCCTGGCCTCCCCCTTGAAGCCGCCGAGCCCTTCATCCAAGAACAGGCGAGTCGCTACCCGCTCGACCCGTTCCAAGTCGCCTGGGCGAACAATAAGTTCCTTAATGAAAAGGGAGCCGATGAACGCCTCTTCCGCCAAGAGTACCCCGGCTGCGAAGACGACGCGTTCCAGGGTCAGTCCCGTTCCGTCTTCGAAATCGGTCTCATCAAGAAACTCCAAGATCAGGTCCGCGAAGCGAAAGAATCGAACACCCAGTTCGACATCGGCCTCCCCTCCGAAATCGCTCCTGGACTTAATCTCGTCCATCGCCTCGTGGAACCGGGGGGCCCCGATGGGGACTACGTGGTCGGAGCAGACCCGGCTGAAGGTCTTGAAAATGGTGACTCGTCTGCTCTCGTAGTTCTCGATCGAGTACGCGGTCGCATTGTCGCCTACGCCGAAACGATCCTCGATGTCGATTCGTTCGCCGAACTCTTGAAGTGCGTCTCCCGCTTCTACAACGACGCGTGGCTCGTCGTCGAACGCAATAACCACGGACACGCCGTCATCTCCCGACTCCGTAACGAAGGGTTCTCGAAACTCTGGCGACAGCGCCGCGCGTGGAATCGAAAGTCGCAGCCCGACGGAACCTTCGGATTCCAGACCTCGCAGGCCAGTAAATCTACCGCCGTCGGTTCTCTCATCGCTCGACTCCGAGACGATATGCTCGTCGTCCCCTTCCAGCCGATAGTTGAGCAGGTGAAGACGTTCGTCTATGATGAGCGCGGCAAAATGGGGGCGCTCCCCGGTTGCCACGATGACCTTGTTTCCGCTCTCTGGCTCGCCTGCGCTGCCGCTGAGGATCTCGGTGTCACTGACCCGATCCGTCAAAAGAGAATCGAACTCGTTGATCCCGCGTCGTGGCCAACAGGAACGAACTGGTCCCTCAAAGACTTCTCGTTCTTCCTCGAAGAACAGTGTCCCGGCGAGTCGATGGATCCAGAGAAAGAGAAGTACGCGCGTAAACTCATCGGAGATGAAATCTCAAAGAATAACTAGGACGGGGGTGGGCAGGTCGCAAATCACCTCTATGATTTTCTTAGCTCCCCACACACTCCTTGCACACCCACAGCGACCGTAAGTCCCATCCCCTCTAACTAACAACAGGAGATTGAAGGTGCCCATCGACGACCCGGCTGACCCAGGACGTAACGTATCGCTTGCGAACCGTATCGCCGAAGAGCCTCCGAACGGAAACACGCCCGCTCCGACGCAGGTCCCTCTTTCTATGAGCCTCGTCGATCTTGTGAAGTTGCTCGGCTCTCAGTGGCGTACCGTCGTCCTCGCTGTCGCCAACAAGGACGGCTCCGACACGGTCTCCATGAACCTGAAACACGGTGACGTCGGCGAAGCCCTGAAACTCTGTGGCGCCCTCACGGCCTCGATTCAGAACGGAGTCTGATAGACACATGAACAGAGACGATAACGATCCTGACTACGACTCGATCCTTCCCGGCGGACAGGACAAAGACGGGAAACTCCAACGGGACTTCGCTAATAAAAGTATCGAGTTCATGAACAACGTCATGGAGGGGAAACGGGCCACTTCGGACGCGAATCAGAACGCCCTCGGATCGATCGCTAGCTCACTTCACTGGATCGCAACTATGTTGTCGCCCCTGATCACGGTCCTCGCTCCCAAGGACTGGCCGATCTCCGACAAAGATCGAAAACTCATTAGGGACCATCTGGCGGGGTGCGTAGCCTTCAACGCCAGGCTCGCGGAGGCGAATTACAGATCAGATCGAGAGGTTCAAGTCCGTCGCGACGCCGCCGCTCAGTTCAACATAACCCCTCCGGCAGATGACATAAAAGGTAAAATCGATGCCACTCAAGGGACTGATTCGGAAGCTCAAAAAGAAGAAGGGCGTTAAGAACCCCAAGGCCCTCGCCTTCTCGATCGAGAAGAAGGGAAAGAAGTTCGGGAGGGGGAAGTGATGTCACATGGTCGAGGACGATAACGATCTCTCGTCTTTCAAGACGTGGCAGCACCGGATCTCCGTCGCTAAGGAGGTTCAGCGCGCCTATAGAGAGGACTGGAATCGCTGGCGCACCCTCTACCTCTTCGGGACTGACGCAGAGACGATTCGCCTGAACCGCGCCTCTCGTGTGGACACGGTGAGGGTGAATCAGGCCCACGCCTACGTTCGATCGATTCTCCCTAGAATCATCTTCAAGATAGGGAAAATCTTCGCTGAGCCCCGTCGCGAGGGAGACGAGGAGTCAGCGGCGGCGGTTAGTTTCCTGATGAACTACCTCCTCGATGAGACGAATTCCTGGAGGGAGATTCGCCTCTCCGTTGTCGATGCCGTCATCTACGGATGCGGGTTCATCAAACTCGGGTTCGACTCCGAGTACGGTATCGACCCAAAGACGATCGATAGGAAGTTGGATGTCTCATCCCAACTCGCCGAGGCCGAAGAGTTCAATAAGGCGGTTCGTCTCTTCGCTGGGCTTCAGGAGCCACCCGTCGGGGTGAAGAAGAAGCCCTTCGGTGGGTCTCGTACGAGTATCGACGAGTACAACACGAACGTCATCAGGGAGTACCCGTGGGTTCTCCGGGTCTCCCCCTACGATATCCTCGTCGATCCGGACGCCAAAAGCCTCAACGACGCGAAGTGGGTAGCCCATCGAATCTACAGGCCCGCTCGCGACGTCCGAGATGACAAGAGATATCTGCCGATCCGCTCTCAGGTGAAGGGCGGGAACCCCCTCGAGCCCTTCGACTCCGAAGTCCAGTCGATGTCTCCGGACACGAGTGATCCCGTTCACCCCGGAAACGCGGACATCCTCCACCCTTCGGAGGCGGATCTCGTTCGTTCGGTGCAGCGCGATCAGTCGGCCGGGTACATGAAACTCGCGGATGGTTCCGGTGGTCGCATGGCGCGAGCCGCGATCTGGGAGATTTGGGATAAGGAAACCGATCACGTCTTCACGTATTCGGCCGAACTCACCGATTGGCTTCGCGCTCCGGTCGCGAATCCCTTCGAGATGGAGGGGTTCCCGTTCGTGATGTTGGGGTTCAACGAGGTCCCCGATCGCTTCTACCCCAAGAGCGACTTCGCGGATCTCGAGCCGCAGCAACTCGAACTGAACGAGATCCGCCAGTTCTCTCTTCAGTGGTTCCACCGGATGAGTAAGTTCATCATCGCGGCTCCGAAGGGAGTTCTCACGGAGAAGTTAAAGGAACAGATTACGGGGAGAAATCCGTTCATCGTCGTTGACTTAGAAGCGCAGGCGACTCCCGACACCGTTCAGCCTCTCAACCTCGGGACCTTTGACCCGGCCATCTACACGATCGAGGAACGCATCCGTCGTGATCTGAAGGACCAGGTTGGTCTCGGTGATGAGCAGCAGGGGAACTCGGTGCCGGGAGTCACTGCCACGGGTGTCGCCGCAGCCGAACAGGCGACCGGCCTTCGCGTGGACGACAAGAGAACCTTCGTCGAACTCTTCGTCCGAGACGTGTCTCGAAAGCTACTTCAAATCACGCGACAGTTCTTCCCTCCCAAGGTCGCGATCAATATCGGAGGAGAGGCCGGGACGAAGTGGCTCGTTCTCGCGGCCGATCAGATTCGCCGCGAGTACGACGTTCGTATCGAGGTCGGATCAACGACAAAACCGAACGACGAAGTCCGGCGCCGACAACTCGTCGAGCTGATTAACGTCCTAGCTCCTCTCGGACAACCTGGACCTCTCGGGATACCGACGGTTCCGATCAACTGGCCGGAACTCTTGAAGCACGTCCTCTACGCCTACGGTATCGAAGATCCGTCGAAGATCCTCCGGATGGACCCGATGCAGGCCGCTCAGAGCCAGGTCATGCTCGCCGACGCCGCGATGATGGGAGGGGGCGGGGCGATGGGGGGCGCGGGAGGCGCCCCAGCGAGTGGCGGTGGAGGCCCTTCCAGCGAGGACGTCGGCGGCTTCCGCCAGAGCGGCTTCGAGGGGGGCGCTCTGGCGAAGGGATCCCTCGGAAAGTTAGCCGCCGGTATCAGGACCCGTAGAGCCCAGAACGGAGTCGGGAAGTGAAGCTCGATCGAAACTGGAACGCAGTTCGGGCCTATAAACAGGTCCACGGAGTCGGAAAGGTCGTCGAGAAGTTGAAACCCGTAACTTGCACTTGCGGGATGTCGGACTTCGTATGGGAGCCGGTGGAGCCCCCGGAACCGGGCCAGATGTGGATGTGGAAGTGCCCCGATTGCCACTCGCTCCTCAGTCCGAATCCGGCTCCCCGGACTGAGGAGTCCGTTCACGTCAGGGGCGACTGGGAACCGTTCCTCCACCCCAACATGGGTCACGATCCGGTTCTCGTCAAAAGCCGAGCCCACTTCAAAGAACTGTGCCGATTGAAGGGGCTATCTACGAAGTGGGGTTAGTTGTAAAATAGAGGGATCATGCACCCCCGGCTGCGGAAGAAACTTCACCGCCTTCTAGATAAACTGATCGATCTACTGATCGATATTGTCGAAGAAGATAACGAACTCCCGTGGACGATCACGATCGGTAAAGAAGAACCTAAGAGGAGAAACCCATGCCCTTCGCAGGACGATGCAGCACCGACGGAAAGATAAAGATCACGCTCAACCCCAGATCGACTGGACAGCGACCCGCTAAACTAGAGGACATCGTCTGGTCAACTTCGGGACCGGGGACTCTTGCCCCAGCCGAAGACGGTCTCTCCTGCTACGTCATCAGCCCCGATGCCCTCGATCCGAACGATGCCCTGAAGGACATCGCTCAGATCACCGTCAACGCCGACAAGAAGATCGGCGCCGAGGTCGATCGCATCGAGGAAACGGGAACAGTCACGTTCTTCCATCCTGAGGCTGCGGACTTCGGAGCGACGATCGGAACCGAGGAGCCCAAGGACGTTGTGACTCCCCCGACTCCGGGCGCGACTAGCTTCCGTTCTTCGCATCCCAAGAAGTAACGGAGACCGTCATGGCAAAGAACGGAAGTGGGTCCAAGAACCCTTCTTCGTTCTGGAAGGGATCTCAGGATAAGTCCACCTTGGGAAAGGTCATCCCGAAGCGACCTCTCTCTGATTCGTCGGCCCGCAACGATATCCCTGATCTCCCGAAAAAAGAATGATTCCGTTCTGGCCCGTCCCGTTGCGCGGACGTGGCGGTGTCGTCAGGGCCGTCGCGTGCGTAGACGAGGACGTCTGGAAGAAGATCGATTCGAACGGGTGGAGGTATCAACTTCATCCGAACGGGTACGCACAGAGACAGCTTCGAGATTCAGAAGGAACTGGAACCACCCTTCTACATCGAGATGTTCTTGGTCTCGGATGGAGCCGTCATCGGACAGAAAAGGTGTTGAGTTACGAAGTCGATCACGTCAACAGAGATAAGCTAGATTGCCGGAGAGAGAACCTCCGGCTGGTGGACCGCAAAGGAAATATGGCGAACTCTACATGGGAAGCCGGTCGATCAGGCGTCCCTGGGGTTCATTTTCATCTTCAGACCGGCAAATGGTGTGCGTGGCCGAAGAAGAACGGACGACGGGTCTACGGCGGCATTTTCAAGTCTATCGAAGAGGCTGCCAGATTTTCGAAGGAGAACTCAGATGTCTGAATTGAACAGTCCACAGAAACTCGGGTTCCTCACGGGCGAGATCAAGCCCACCGACAACGTGAACTCGGGTGGCGCCGTCACGAAGCTGATGGGTGACGACACGTTCGGTGTCCGTGGCGGCGGCGGCGGTGGTGGCAGCAACGGCGAGGCGGCTCGTGGCGCTGTCATCGATTCCCCGCAGTCGAAGCCCGAGACGTACGGTAAGTAACTGAACCAATGATTCCCATGATCTATCGGCACGGCGGGACCGGAGAGGATGAACCCGGCTTCAGTCCCGCCGTGCCGAGTGGCGCAGGCGACTCGTTCGATCCTTCGTCAGATCCGCATCTTGAGAATCAGGCCATCATCTCAGGTCAGAGGGTTCCTGTGGTGGGCGACCACGCGGAACACCTGAAGATCCACGCTCGCTTCGCAATGACGCCGCTCGGTCGGGCCCTCACTCCGGATTCCCTCGAGAAGTTGAAGGCTCACATGAGGGGACACGTTAACGCGTGCGTGGGATCTGGGGTGAGAGTTTCCGACTGGGGATCCGCGTCGAAGCTCGCGATGTTGATGCACGGCGTAGGGGAGAACGATTAACGTGGGAGACTGGGTTCCGCGCGGGTACGACGTCGAACGGTTCACCGCTTCGACGCAGATCACGATTGCGGCTACGGCTTCCGGGAGCACCAACAACGGTGTCTTTCTTCTCTCGGACGCTAAAGTCGGAGTTCATCAAGAACTCGCGATGGGCATCTGGGCGTCGATCCTGAATTCGTTCACCGGGACCGTCAGCTTCGCCGCGTCCGCCGCTGGCCGCTGGCATGACGCTGATATCTCGACCGATACCGTTCTGTCTCGGTTCTCTAACGGTTACGCGAACGGGCATCTCTTCGCCTCGGGCGCTGGGAGTGCGACGGCCTCCGGATCTCAGATCGTCTACTTCCCAGCGACGGCGGCGACCTACCCGTTGAGCATTCACCCGAACAACATGGCCTATCGGGTGAACTTCTCGTTCACGAACACCGCCGCTGCGGCTCGAACGATTTCGATCGACTTCTTTGCGGTGGTGATGGGACAGGGTCGGTAAAGGGGTAAAAGCCCCATGAGCGATCCGTTCCGGGCATACGATCAGCCCGCAGGTCCCGGCTGGTTGATGGTGAAGGGGATCACCGCTTCCGGCCCCGCCGTCTCTGATCTCTCTCAAATCGTCGTCTGCGGTCAGACGTTCACCACGTCCGTCGCCGGCCCAGCGACAGTTACCGGGACCGCTGCGTACGTCTCGAACATCGGGGCCGGTGGAGCGGCGGGCGGGACCGACGTCTCCCTCATCGGGCCAACGACGACCGTCTCCTCTGGAGTTGAGACCTGGACGGCGATCCTCGTTCGAGATCCCGCTGGAGGCGGTGCAGGCGGAGTCTCTACTGTTACCGCGAATCAGGGGCTCTCCGGGACTCAGGCGTGGCCAGTTCAGTTCCTTGTCCCGCAACTGGTCAGCGCGAACGTCACCGCCAACGTTCCTCAGGTGGTTTCGGTCACGGCCGCCACCCTCCCGGTCATCAGCGTCTCTCAGACCGGGGCGTGGGTCGCGAACGTCAACGTTACGGCAAATGTCTCTCAGTCCGTGAACGTCACGAACGCCGTATCGATCGCAGCGGCTCAGTCGATATCCGTAGTTCTAACGGGCACTCAAGCCGTATCGATCCCGACTTCCGCACAGCCGATCGCGGTTCAGCCGCGCGTCACCGGACTTCCCTCCACCGTCACCTTCTCGATGACGCAGTCGGGCTCGAGCGCGCTCGTCGCCTCGACGAACGGCTCGCGCATCATCGTGAAAGCCTACGGCGTCTTCAACGGCGACACGACGCTCCACGACTTCCACATCCTCGCATCGAACACGATCGTGGTGCCGGCCTTCCTCGCGGCGAACGCGGGCGGCCATAACATCGGCTTCCCCGATCCGCTCCCGCTCGTCTCGAACGCGGCCATGAACATCTCCGTCGTCGGCGCCGTCGGGACGCGCGCGGTCGTGGGCTACGTCGAGTGGGCGATGGTCCCGAACTGATCGGACACGGGCATGGCGATCACGCTCGACGCCGACTCGGAAGGCACGACGAACACGCCGCCGCTGACGATCTCGCACACAACGGCGACGAACGCCTCGGCGCTCGTGATCTCCGTGGGCGTCCGGACGCAAGGCGCCGGTTCGATCGACTCGGTGACGTACGGTGGCATCACCTGCACGCTCGTCGTCGTGCGCCAGGTCATCATCAACATCAACAACCGCGTCGGCTCCGCGATGTACGTCCTATTCAAGCCGGACCTCCCGAGCGGGACGAACGATCTTGTCATCGTGACTTCGGGCGGCGGACCGCGCATCGCGGCGAACGTGTCGACGTGGATCGGCGACATCTCGCTCGGTGACGATAGCGAGGCGGATGGATTGGCGAGTTCAGACATCAGCGTCGACGTCGACACGGCTCCGGGCGACGTCGCGATCGACTCGGCCGCGGTCTACCGTGATCCCACGGTGGCGACCTCGATCACTGTCGACGGCGACCAGACGCAGCTCTCGAATCAGACGATCGGCGTCGCTGGCGCGGGCGTCGTTCACGGTGCGTCGTTCGAGACGGCGACCGGGGCGTCGACCAACATGGGATGGACGATCTCCGCGGCGCTGATTTGGGTATCGACCGCGCTCGTCCTGAAGGACTCGGGCGCGCGGCTCCTCGGGCAGTTGGGATGCGGACAGTAGCAGCGTGGTAGGATCTGCGGCATGGCTCTAATCGATGACCTGACAGCCCTCCAGAACTTTCTCGACCAGGACCACGCGTTCGTGTCGCGGCTGATTCAGGACGTGCAGATGGCTGCGCGTCTCGGGGTCGCGACGCCGACAACGAACATCACGACCGAAAAGAACGCGGGCGGCGCCGCGATGCTGACGCTTCGCAAGAACATCCACGACGCAGCTCGGAAGGTGCGCGCGGATCTCGAGGCGTCGATCGACGCGCTCTGAGCCGCGTTGCTGGGCCGGCTAGCGAGAGCCGTCGAAAGCGGCGCTATTGACGTAACCGTAAGAACTGTGCGAGACTGAGCAAATGCCAACAGAAGAAAAAGAGACTCCGGCTCTGATCACGGAACAACTCTACGCCACACAGATGGCGAATGCCGCCGCCCAGAACGCAGTCGCAGCCTCTGAAGAAAAGCCTCCCGAGACAGAAACTCCAGAAACCGCGCCTTCCCCTGAGCCGGCTGAAGATCGACTCATTATTGGAGGCGTGGATCTGACCGGGGTTCAACTCTCCGAGGAGCAGGTCGAGGCTCTCGAGAAGGCCGCCCTTCGCCAGCAGGACTACACGAAGAAGACCCAGAAGATCGCGGAGCAGAAGAGGGATCTCGATCTCCGGGCCAAGAAGGCGGATATCGCGGAGAAACTCGAGGCGTATTTCGAGAAGGACCCAGAGGCCCTCCGTATCCTCTCCGCTCGCATGATGGGCGATCGACAGAACGGGAACGGAACCATTCCGTCGATTCAGACGAACGATCTACCCGATAACTGGGAGGAATTGACCCCGTCTCAGCAGACCAACTGGTTCATCCAGAAGTCCGCGAGCCTCGTCGCCTCTCAGATTTCGCCTGAACTCCAGGCGATTCGACGCGAACTCGACGCACAGAAGAAGTTGAGCGCGGACGAAACCGCGTTCTACGAAGCGCATCCGGAGGCCGCCGAGCTAGATGAAAGCGACCCTCTCGTGGAACTCACCGATAAACTCTACGCCCCCGATAAGGGCGTGAGCCTCGTTGACGCCTACGAAGAGGCCGCACGTCTCCTCGGCCGGCAGACGGAGAAGATCGAAGAGAAGGTCATCGCCTCGAAGAAGCGTGCGGCAGCGAGTCTCGCCAAGCCGGCGAACAGTTCGAATGATGATGGCGCTCCAGATCCTAAGTCGTTCAAAAAGGACACGGATTATTACGACGCCGTGAAAAACTGGTCGCTCAATCAGATGCGTCGCATCTGAATCACTCGAACAAGTAGAGGAGTCAGGTTATGCCTCTCGTAACCACGACCCCCGGCAACTACGACGACATCATCACTACTACGCTTCAGCTGTACGTGAAGCGTATCGAAGACAACTTCTACGACGCTCTTCCGCATTGGCACATGCTCAATCGGACGGGTGCGGTGAAGATGTACGACGGCGGGGAGTCGTTCATCGTTCCTGTCCTCTTCGCGGATAACACGACTGCGAAGCGGTTCGCTGCTAACTACGACGACATCTCTGTCACTCCGCAGAACGTTCTCACTGCGGCTCAGTACCTCCCTCGTCTCTACGGCGCCTCGGTCACGATCTCCCTCGCCGAGGAACTCGACAACGACGGGATGGCTCGCGCCCTCGATCTCCTTCAGTCGAAAGTCGAGTCAGCTGAACTCTCTCTCCGTAACCTTTTGAACGGTGACGGTCTCGGCAACACGAACGGTATCGCGGGGGCCATCACGGGGCTCGCCGATGGCCTCGAAGACAACGGGACCGGAGCCGTCACGACCGGAACCGTTGGAGGCATCAACAAGGCCACGTTTACGTGGTGGAGAGCGATCGGTGGATCGGACGGAACTCCGGCTCTGAACGTCGCGAGCGCCTTCGGTACGAACGGCCGTTCGATGATGTCCAGTGGGTATAACGCGGCGTCGGCGGGAAGTTCGGATCACCCGCAGATGATCGTGACGACTCGTGCGACCTACGAGAACTACGAGCGGTCGATGGAGTCGCACCTACAGATGTTCCCGCTCAACTCTCGTGACAGCGCGAAGGGCGACCCGAAGTTCCAGATGCTCGCCTTCCGTGGGGCTCTCGTGTACTTCGACAACGACTGCCCGGCGAACCGGATGTACATGTTGAACCCTCGGTACTACTACCTGAAGGTTCACCGTAAGGGTCACTTCCGCGCGACGCCGTTCGTCAAGTTCCCGAATCAGCTGGCCCGCGTCGCTCAGATTTACTGGCGCGGCTCGATCTGCTTCTCGAACATGAAGCGTCACGCCGTTCTCATCAACACCGACACGTTCTAGGAAAGGGGTCCGCCATGCGAGTTTTTGAAGCTGCGGGCTCCGGGCTGGAGAACTTCCAGCTTCTCCACAACGCAATCGGTATCGCTAAGTTCACGGTTCTTAGCGGAAGCGTCACGAGTAACAGCGCGAATCGTGGTCTCGGTCTCGCTAACGCGACCTCGGCCTCGGGTCTCTACTCGATGTCCTGGGCTGCGAGCGCGTTCGGAACGGCGTCCGCTCCAAACATCCTGATCCACGGTGGTGTTGGTGCTGCCACTAACTTCGGAATGGGTGCTGTTTCCGTGGTGGCCACTGACTCGGCTGTTGTGTGGCTCGGAATTCAAAAGAACCAAGTCACTGCGTCGGCCGCTATCAGCAACGACCTCATCACCGCCTCTGTGCCGTTCACGATCATCATCATCCCGTACTCCGCTTCGGGAACCCAGTTCACCTTCGCCACCGCTTAAGAAAGGGGCATTCCATCATGGCTCTCGGTGCGGGGCTCCGCTTCGCGGTGCCCGAAATCAACAACATCAAGTCGGACGGCTGGACGCAGGCCAACGGGGCTGCGTTCTTCGGTCCGAACGGTGAGATGTACCGCGTCGCCTTTATGAACGAGGCGACGACCGTCACCGTCCCGACTGGCCAGATCGCGTTCCTTGAGACCGCGACGGCCGCTCTCAACACGTCCTCGACGACGAGGGCGAGCCTCTTCCTTCCGTTCATCGTTCAGACGGCCTCGGCTTTGGATCTCATCGCCGGGGTGTGGGCGTCTTCGGCTCGTGGTGGAGAACTCGGCATCGTTCAGGTTGCCGGTCCCATCGTCGCGACTCTGACGGCGTCCGCTGAAGCCTCTGCTCAAAACGCGTTCTTCGCTAATGCTGGTGCGTCTGTTACTGCGTGGGCGTCGGCTGTCGCTACTGACGTTAAGGCGACGGCTCACCTGGGCGGTGTCGGTAAGAACTGGCCCGGCGCTCAGACTGCGGTTTCCACTGTTCGGCTGGCCCTTATCCCCGCCGATGGGTGGGGTTTCGGAGGCGGTGCGTGAGTTCATTGGCGCAACTGGGAGGTCGGAAGTTCGTCGCCCCTGTCACGAAGATCAATCGCGGCCTGATGATCGGGATACCGTCCCTCGGGATGGTGCCGACAGAGTTCGCGATCAGCCTCGGGACACAGCACATGCCGATCAACTTCGGTGCTGGATACGTGTATCCAACCGACGTGCGATGGGACTGGGTCAAGAACGAGTCCGTTCGCTCTCCGGGCCAGAGACAACTTCCGGTCGCGGATGCGAGAAACTGCATCGCCGAGTACGCGCTCAAGAACAACGTCGAATGGCTGTTCTTCAGGGACGACGACACGATCGCTCCCCCTGACGCCGTCAATAAACTCTTCACGATCTACCGGGACGCGCTCGATCGAGGCGTCCCGGTAGCGTGTATCGGCGGGAACTATATGTCGAAACAGGTTCCCCCGCACTCGCTCATTCTCGTCGATGGGTACATGGGAGGATTCGAAGACTGGAACTTCGGAGACATCGTAGGAGGGAAAAACACAGCGATCGGGATGGGGTGTACGCTCATTCACATCCCAACAACCATCGCGAAGATCCCGCCTCCGTGGTTCAAGACCGTCGATTCGCTGATCCCATCCGCGATGATCTACTCTGATCTAGCTCGCGGTCTCGTGGACATTGGAAACGATATCCAAGACGTCGCACCGGGCTGCGGGAAGATGACGGAGGACGTGTACTACTGCCGGAAGGCGTCGAAGTACGGTCTCACCGAGGTGTACTGCGATACGAGCGTTCAGTGTGTTCACGTCGATATTCACACGGGGCGACGGTTCTTCTATCACCCTGGACTCCGACGTGGTGCGTGGCAGGACGGTGAGGTTATCAGTTGGTATCTCCGTCCCGGAGAGAAGTTCGATCCTTCTCTCGTGACCGGGATCGCGAACCCCATCGACCCTTCGAAGAAACCCGACGTCGTTCGATTCGACCTCGGGACTCCGGGCCACAAGGAAGGATGGATCACGGTCGATCTCTACGAGCCGTCCTCCGACGAGCGCGTGGACATCACGAACATGCGTCCTTTGATCGAAAAGTACGGGAAGGCGGACGCGATCCGCGCCTCGCACATCCTGGAACACTTCTCATTCCAGCAGACCGCCCAGATCCTTAAGGAATGGGTCTCGGCTCTGAAGCCCGGGGGCTCTCTCTTCATTGAGGTCCCTGACCTCGAGAGTTGCTGTGAGTTCGTGATGTCGGCTAAGGACAAGTCGCCCGACATCTTCATGAACCAGATTTACAAGATTTACGGTGGCCAATCGAACCCAGGAGACCTGCATAAGACCGGGTTCACGATCGATCAGATCCGGTACTGGCTTGAGGACCCCACGTTCGGGCTCGAGGACGTCACCGTCGAACACCACACCTACCCGTCAGAGGGTGTTCAGCGAGCGATCCGAGCCTCAGCGAAGCGAAAGGCGTCCCCGACTCCGGAACAGAAAGTCGAGGCCGAGAAGGTTCTCGCCCTCGTGGATTGAGGTAGATATGCCGCCAAAGGGATGGCGTAAGAACAAGACCGAGAAGAGCGAGCCGGTTCTCGTTGAGAAGAAAGAGCCCGAGCCCCTGAAGGAGATGGAGGTCGAGATCGCTGAAGAGGCGATTGCGACTGCGTTCCCATCGTTCGATGACGTACGGGCGGCGATGATGGAGGACGAGTACCGACGCGGCCGACCTGGGCCTCATGGTAGAGTGGGAACCTCTGGACTTCACGATTCTCTGTGAGACTGGGCAGAAATGAGATTCGCCGAGTACCGGGCCACACTCCGTCAACAGTACGGAAATGCGACTCCGTCCACGGCGGTCAATACAGAGATCGACAAGTTCATCAACCGGGCCTACGAGGAAGTGGCCCGTGTTGTACCGAATGCGTGGTGGCTGCGTCGCTACTTCACTGTACAGACCTACGCCCAGTTAGAGGGTGCCGCTGCGGCGGCGACCGGGGTGACTCTGACGGGCGGGTTGGCTACCGCGACCTTCGGCGCGTCCTCCAGGCTCGATCGTCGGTTCATCGGAGCCCTCCTGCGTGTCGGATCTGATCAAGAGAGCTACCTGATCCGAGACGTGACTTCGACGACGACCGCCGTCATCGATCCCCCGTACACGGGCGCCGCGATCGGCACCGCATCGAACGATCAGTCCTTCACGATCACGGGATGGAACTACCGACTTCCTCCCGATCTCATCACCACGTACATCGTGAAACAGTCCCAGTCCCCGGTGAAGTTGATCGCTCAGTGGGACCGGAGCGTTCAGACCCAGATCCCCGATCCCTCTCTTCTCGGTCAGACCGGGGATCCTTTCTGGTACTCGACGGTCTACGGAGGGGGGCTCCCTGACTTCTGGGGCTCTGCGATTCAGCTTCAGATCGGCGGGACCGCTGGCAACGTTGTCGTCACGAACGGGTCCGGCGCGGTCGCTGGAGGCTCGATCACTCCGGACTTCGTGAACGCTGTCATCTCTACGAACGCCTCGGCCGCCACGAGCCTCTTGCCGACGATGTTCATCCGGTTCGCCTCCGACTCTCGGTACTACCGGATTCGATCTGTAGCCTCTGGCACAGCGATCACGCTCGATGAGCCCTACCAGGGGGCCACGGCCTCGAACGTGACGTTCAGGATCATGCCGGGGAATGCGCCCTGGATTCGCTTCTACCCACTCCCGGACAGCCGGATGCAGGTCGATGTCGAATATCACGCTATGCCGGCCCCGCTTCAGGGAGACGAAGAGGAGCCACGTCTTCCTCAAGAACTCCACTCTGTTATCTCTGACGGCGGCCTGTATCATCTGGCTCGCTATATGTCGGACGCGAGAATGATGTCCGTTCAAGAGAGACAGTTCGATGTGGGACTCGCCCGCGCTCGTCAACTCGCCGAGAGCGATGACGACAGAGTGTGGCAGTTCTCCCGAAGGTACGGGCCTCCTATCAGCGATCTCGACGCCTTCATCGGAGTCCTTCCGAGCCAGATCGTAACGGGGTAACTCATGCCTAGCCCTTATCGCCTGAAGACCCTTCAGGGATCGAAGGGGCTCGTTACCAATTTGGATCGATCTCTGATCGAAGACGACGAGTCCCCGCAGTGCGAGAACGTCGAGTTCGATCAGGGGATGATCGCGAAGCGGCACGGAGCCCGGAAGGTCAACTCTCTCGCGATCGGGAAGGGTGGTCTCAACTTCGACGGAACGAGCGGATGGGTGTTCATCACCGACACTGCCGACTACGACATCACCGCGGCTCTCACGCTTGAGTTGACGTACAAGCCAACGACCGTCGCGGGAGCTGCCGGTGAGCAGGTGCTCATCTGCCGTTCGAATACGAGCGCGGCCGCGGGCTCTCGGTTGTCGTGGTCGATCTCTCAGGTGCAGTCGGGTGGCGTCGAAAGATTCCGCTTCCGGTACACCGCAGGCGGCACGGAGCGGTCTCTCACGGACACCTCAACTACCGTAGTCGCGGGGACGCGTTACCACGTCGCAGCTACTTTCGTTGATGGGCACCAGAACATCTTCGTGACGGACGTTGAGACCGGAACTACTGGAACGACGAGTCGGACGGACGCGGGCTCTCTCCTGAATCTCGATGTGCCGATCCTTCTCGGCGCAGCGGGGAGATCCTCGACAGGCTTCGTGGACTTCACTGACGCGACACTGATCGACGACGAGCCGGTAGCTGGATTCCTCGACGAAGTTCGGATCTGGGCCGCCACGCTCGCGACTGGAGCCGCTCCGGCTACGGCGCTCTCGACGTACCGAGACCGAGAACTCGACACCTCGCACCCGAACGCGACGAGCCTTCGTGGCTACTGGAAGCTGAACGATCGGAACGGTGCTGCGGTCAACGACGATATGTCCGAGATCCGTGGCAGCGGAACCGACAACAATGGGTTCCTGGAGCCGAGGCGCCCGCAGTATCAGGTCGGCCTCATTCCCGACGAGCAACTCTACTCGATCAAGACGGATGGCTACGACGACTCAGTGATCCTCCCGTTCGCTGGGTTCCCGTCCACCGACACCGACGTCCGAGCGAGTTACGCCGCTTTCGTCCAGCAGGGGAACACGCTCGCCTGGACGATCGAACTTGCGGTCGAGATCCCGACTGGTGGATCCGTCGTCTCGCGGCAACTCTTCCACTGGAAGACGGACGCGGTCTCTCCGGACGGGTTCGTGCTTGTGGTCACGACCACGGCGGCCGGGCTCGTGCAGGCGGAAGCGACCACGGCGGCGGCGGGCGGAGGCTCTCTGGAGTTGTTGACGGCCACGTCAGCTACGGCCCTCGTCGCTGGTACGACGACGATGATCTCGGTCCAGCGGAAACTCGTTGCTGGAGCCGCAACCCGTACTCAGCTCAAGGTTTTCTTGGACGGAGTTGATAGCGGAACAGATACGAGCGCAGACGATGGCACGGCTCGCGACCGTGGGCCTGGCGGCAACCTTCAGAATGCGTTCATCGGCTCGAATGGGATCGCGTCCACGTCGAGCTACACCTCATGCGCGTTTGATGAGGTTCGATTCTGGGCTCGAGTCGGCGTCGTCGCCGGAGACGACACTCGGACTGCGGCTCAGATCCTCCAGTATTTCGACAAGCCGCTCCCGCAGAAAGAGATCAACACGACGTACTCCGGAGTGAACGGTCTCATTGGATACTGGAAGTTCGACCAGAACTCGCGCGACTACAACGACGCCCCGGCCGCCACGACGACGAGCGGGACCCGTCCCAACATCTTCTCCGAGGACTCTGGGCGTTCGGCCTCAGCGGCCGGCCCTCCTCTCAGGATCGTTGGCGGTCTCTCCGCTGTTCTCTGGCCAGGAACTCACGTCCCCGAGTGGGCTGCGGGACTTCTTAGGGGGTCCGTCCAGGCTGGTCTCATCGATATGCTCACGGAGTATCAGACTCCAAGTGGGACTGAGAAGTTACTCGTCGCAGCAGAAGGGGCGATCCTCACTTTTGACAGCACCACTCTCCCCGGCGCCTTCACTGTCGAGAAGAGTTCTGGTTTCCAGGGAGGACATCTCGCCTCCCACGTACACGTAGGGAATAACGCGTACCTCACGAACGGTCTTTCGCCGCCTCTCGTCTACGATGGAACGATCGTTCGTCGCTGGGGAATCCAGGGTCCGACGCGACAGAATGGGTTCAAAACGAGCGGGTCCGGGACCGGCATCAATGGAGATGTTGCGTACCGATATACCTACATCTCACGAGAGAGCGGCGTCGAGAGCGATCCGTCTCCGATGTCGGCGGTCTACAGAGATTCGTCCGGAGCGAGTCAGGTGACGCTCCTTCTGCATCCGTCTTCAGATCCGCAGGTGGACGCGATTCGTATCTACCGGACACTCCACGGAGACACGAGCGGTATCCCAAGGCCCGGTTCAGCGGAATTCCGGTTCGTTGACGAGATCACGAACACCCCGACGGCGACGACTCCGAGCGAGTACACCGACATGGTGGGGGATGCGACTCTCGGATTCGCTCTCGATTCTCGTGGCGGTTTTTCCAACTCAGGCCCTCCACCGTGGGCTCAGTACGCCGTCGAGTTCAATGGCCGGATCTTCATGGCCAATGACACGAGAGACGAGAACACCAGAAGTCGGCTCTTTTACTCGGAGTCCCTCTCTTTCGAGGAGTTCGGGATCCTTAACTTCATCGAAATCGAGAGCGGAACTGGGGAGCCGATCACGGGTCTCGGTGTCCTCTTCGACCGGCTCTTTATCTTCAAGCAGACTTCGATATTCGTTCTCTCTGGATTCGGCCCAAGTAGTTTTGTCGTGCAGGAGCTAACGAAGGGACTCGGGTGCCTCTCCCACTTCTCAATTCTCTCGATTGACGGATGGATCTACTTCACTTCGAACCGTGGCCCGTATCGAACGAACGGAACCGTATTCGACTGGATCGGAAAAGAAATCTACGAGACGTTCCTGGACTTCGACAAGGCGGGGCTCGATACCTCCACCACGGGTCATAACCGGAATCGGACCCAGATTTGGTTCGGAGTCAAGACGGCTGGACTGGGATCATCCCACGATATTCTTGTGTGGGACTACATGGAGAGATTCTGGTCTCTCTTCACGGTCATGCACATTCGGTGCCTTCAGGGGATCACGGACGAAGAGGGGCTCGATCGGATCTTCTGGGGAGATGATCTGGGCTACGTATGGAGAGGTGACGCAGAAGCTACGTTCAACCACGCTGACCTGGGTATGACAGGAACGACCTTTGGAAACATCTCCGGAGCGGGAACCGCTGGACAGTTTTTGACGATCACCGTCTCTGGCGCCTTTGGAGCCTCAGCCACTTCGGATGGATGGAAGGGATCGAGGATCGTTGTCATCGATTCCGATGGAACAGAGGGAGAGGGTCACATTCTCTCCAACACCTCCACCACGATCGTCATCGATAAGACTGCGGCTGAATTGGGGTTCACACCGGCCTCTGGCGATGGGTACAGAGTTGGACCTATCGACGCTATCTACTTCACGAAGCCGATCGCCCTCACGGCTCCTAACCTCTTCTCTCGTGTCGAAGAAATCGAACTCGAAGGCCAGTTCTCGCTCGACAACAACGCGCCGGGATCGCTCACACAGAGCCGACTCAATGTTGGCCTTGCGACGGAGTTCTCAACCGACTTCACGACAGTCTCGGAGGGAAGGGACGTCACGGTTGGAACGGCTGGGACGACGGTGGATTCCAGCGAGCGATACAACCTGAATGCTCGAGCGAAGAGGGTTCAGTTCAAGTATCGGAATCAGTTCTGCCACGAGGGGTTCGCGATCCGATTCGCTACGATCAACTTCGGAGCGGAGGGCAGAACGTGAGCGTTCCAGCGAGACCGTTCCGAGGTCGAGACCAGCAGGAAGAGGGGCAGGTCAACCCTGTCTACGTTGTTCTCGATGGAAGGGTATCGAGCGACAACATGGCGGCCTCCGCCATCATGCCGATCTCGACGGCGGCTGGCACGGGAACAGAGACCCTATTCTCTGGCGGGAATATGGGTTGGGACATTCGCAACATCACGTTTGCGAGTTCAACGGCGGTTCATGCGGTGACGTTCACGCACAGCCTGAGCAGAACCCCGCAGGGATACCTGAACATTCTGTATAATCCGTTTCAGATCGCTCTCGCTCCGGCGTCCACAGGACAGTGGAATGCGAGCCAGGTGATCTTCGGTGTTGCGGGCGATACGGTGACGAACTCGTACCGCATTCTTCTGATGTAGGAGGGTCTTAAAGTGGCCGGCGGATATCTCGGTTTAGAAGCGAGCCTCGGGTTCCCCGGTCAGGAGGCGCGTGAGAAGTACGCGAGGGAGGTTCCTGGATTCCAGCCGAATCCTCTCTTTGAGTCCATCTTCCAGCAGCTTTCGACTCAACTTAACCCAAGAGTCCAGCGTCAGCGGACGCGGCGCCAGTTCGGTCGATATTCAGACCAACTGTCTCGGGCTCAGTCGGGATCGATGGAGAGGCTCAATCAGAGCCTCGCACAACGCGGCCTAGAGGGATCCGGGATCGGGGCTGCGGCAACAGGCGGCCTCATGCAGGAAGAGGCGATGCAGCAGGCCCAACTTCCTGGTCTCTACCAGGAGGCTCTTCAGCAGAGGCAGCAGATGGCCCGAACCGAGGCTCTCCAGTTTCTTCTTCAGATCCTCGAACAACAGAGAGCGTCTCGCGGCATGTCGGAACAACTGGCCGCGATCAAGAGAAGCCGTCCGACCGGGTTCCAGCAGGTTCTCGGTGACATCAACGGAGTCGTCGGAACGATCGCTGGGCTTCAGGGAATTCTCGGTCAGAAGCAGGGTGCTGGTGGAACTGGCGGCGCTGGAATCCTCGGTCTCCTCTAATGCCTCTTATTAACCAACGAGCGGGTCCTCTAGATTTCTCCGGGTTTGATCGTCTCGCAGCAGTTCTGGACAATATGAACAAACTGCGGGACGAGGACCGGAAGCGGTTCGCTCTCCAGCAGGCGATCGAGACCCTGATCCCTACGGGGCCGAAGGCGGCTGCGCGAAAGGCCCAGGGTCTCCCGGCTCTCGGTCCGAAAAAGCAGAAGTTCGCTGAGGCGGCGAAGGGGGATCCTGAAGCGTTCCTCCCGGTCATCCTTCAGCAACTCGCTTCGAAGAAGCAGGCGAGAGTCAAGAAGAGAGAGGAACTGTCGAAGGAGGGGAGAGAGAAGGAGGAGTTTGATCGCCAGCTGGCAGCGAAGACAGCGGCCCAGAAGGACGTCATCACGCACCGTGAAGAGGAGCAACGGCGGACCTCCGGTGTGAAGGGGCCGACATCCTCGTCTCTCCGCATGAAGGCCCGCGCCCAGGAGATCCGTGGCGTCCTGAAGCCCTTCGCCGAGACGATGCCGGGGGTCAAAGAACTCCTGAAGTCAGGGAAGTCGTTGATGAGAGGGGAGCCCGGAGCTTCGAAGGGGTTCCAGTCTTCGGCTCAGGCGGCCTCCGAAGAACTCCGTGTCCGGAAGGGTTCCCTCTTAGAGAGAAGCGACCCGTTCAGGAATCCGACACTCCCTGAACTGACTCCCGATGAACAGACCGAGCTGGCCCTTCTTGGTCCGGTTAAGGACTCGTTCCTCTCGGACGTGTACGAGGTCGGGACGAACATGGCGGCGCGACGCGCGGCCGGGGGAGGTGGCGGCGGAGGCCGCATAGCCGCCCCTCAGGCTCCCCAGATCCCTCAGGCCCCGCAGCCGGGCCAAGGTCCCTCCGTTCCCGGTGCGGCACCTCAGGCGGCTCCCGGTCAACCGCAGCAACAGCAGGTCCCCGACAGGATCGACGAGGCGATCGGGGAACTCGAGATGAGCGGGGCGGATATCGAGCGGATCGCGGCGGCGATCCGGAGTGGGGACAAGTCCGCTCTCGCTGAACTGCACCTGGACCCGACGGACGCGGAGGCGTTCATCAGTCGTCTCGAGGGAGGGACGATGGAGTCGATGCCCCCCGAGACCCAGGAAACCGCTCAGATGACGCGGGAGATGCCACGAACCGCGATGGGATCCGTGTTCGGAGCAGGGGCGGAGATGGGTGGCACGCTCCGGAACATGGCCGCCGATCTCATGCGCCGTGTTCAGACGCAGGGCGGTGGCAACTTGGCCGAGGCGTTCGGGATTCAGTCGTCGCCTGTTGACCCGAGGGAGTCTCGGGCGATGGGCGAGATCACGGCTCAGGGCGTACGTCAGGGCGCCGGTGCCCTCATGGGCAAGATGTTCGAGCCTGAACGGCGAGTGATCCAGGAACTGGGGCGAGGTGGTCGCGAGGCTCTCTCGATGGCGCCTCAGGCTCTCGGGGCCGGAGGCGAACTCCTCGCTCAGACGGCCATGTCCCCGCTTCAGGCGCTCGTTGCGTACATCCAGCAGAGCCCCAATATCGCGCGAAGCCTCGAACAGTTCGGCCAGACCGCATCGACGGTTCCGGAGCAGGCGGTGAACGCGGGCGCTCAGACGTTTCGTGCGATGGAGGGGATGGAAGGACAGGCGATGGGAGGTTTCCGACGCCAGTTCCCAGCGCAGCGCGCCCCATCCATCGAGGAGATTCTGGGCCTCGTTCGACCGGAAACCCTGCCGATGGGGTCCCCGAATCCCGGAGAGAACATCTTCGGACGTCCCAAGGCCGGTGGTGGCCAGCTGACGCCGGAAGAAATCCAACTGATCTTGGAGTTCCTGCAATCGCAGCAGGGAGGCGGATGAGGTGGCTGAAGGTGAGGATCGGGAAGCCAGGTTCGCCCGTCTGAGGGCTATCGCCGAGCGAGTCCCGGAAGGTGCCGTCCAGGAGTACCGGAAGGACTTCTCGCAGCGGTACGGCCTCCAGGAGCGCCCAGGACTCTTCGGGAAGGCGATGGACGTCCTATCCATCCCGTTCTCTGCTGTGGCCGCCGGGGGCTCTTCCTTGGCCCGCGGCGAGGGCGCGGGGGCCGCGCTCGGTGAAGTCGGCCAGGCGGCTCTGCTACGCCGTACGCAGGCGCCGGGCGACCTTCTGAACAAGATCATCCCCCCTGACCCGGACGAGACGCCGCTCTCGGGGAAGGCTATCGCCCGGTTCGTCCTCTCGCTCGGCATGGACCCCGTAGTCTGGACCCGGTTCGGGGCGTTCACGAGCGCGGGACGGCAGGCGAGAGCGGCTGAGCCCCAACTCTTTAAGGGGCCGAAGGCGCTGCCGTACTCGGAGCAGGTGGCGCAGGGGTTCAGGAGAACGGTCTCCGCAGGGATTCCTGGGACGGGGCGCGGGCTACCCATAGTGCCACAGAAACTGGACGCCGCTACGGTGGCAGCTTCGAAAGCCGTTATGTCCAAGTTCGCTAAAGGGTTCGGTGCCGCAGTCCGGTCCAACCCGATCACGGCGAAGGCCGCTGACGCGCTCATGGACGCCTTCTCTCGGAAGGGATCGAGTCCGGACGTGGCCGAGACCCGCGAGATGCACCGGGAGGCGATGGAGCAAGGGCTTCGCTGGTCCTTCCGGCACGCGAAGGAGTTCCCGGCCATCTCGAAGGGCGCCGAGACGATCGCTGAGCAACTGTCCCGGAACGCAGGTCGCCACATCGACGCTGGCGAGGTCATGGCGCTCGCTCTCGACTACGCCGAGAACGGGGTCCGAGATGCGGCCCGGTTCACCGATCTCCCGGACGAGATCAAGCAGTTCGGCGAGATCAACTTGCGACCGTTCGAGAAACTCATCAAGCGCGAGATCGGGACCGGCGTTCGCATCAACCCGCTGAAGCCGTCTCGAGAAGCGGTGGCCTCCGCTCGGTACGGGAAGATCCAGGAGGCGGAACAGGCCCTCATTTCGCTCGACGAGATCGGCGTAGAGCGCCTCTCGGTGGACGAACTCGCAAAGCAGGTCCGAGCCCCATCCGAGACGAACCCTCCGTTCTTCAGAGCGGCCCCGGTAACGATGAAGAAGGGCGTCGCGAAACCCGAAGTCTTCACCGCTCCGACGGTGCGCGGGAAGCGCGTCGTCCAGCGGAAGCAGGCCGCTCCTCCCCCTATCGATCGAGTCGAGGAGATCGCTCGGGCGAACCGCACAGCGATGGAGGCGAAGCGCATCGAGGAGGCGCGCCGTGTCGAACTCGCCTCCGAACTAAATAAGCGCATCGTCCAGGAGGTCGATCTCGAAGTCCTCGAAGCCCGCTACCTACCGCACGCGGTCTCGAAGTACGGGCGCGATGAGTTCTTCAAGCTGAAGAACGAGCAGATGGCGCTCGCTGCCCTCCTGCCACCGAATCACCCGCGCCTTCGGTTCTCCGGAGCCGACAAGTTTTCGAAGATGCGGAAGTTCCGTCGCCCTGACGGGACAAGCATCGGGATGATCGAGGCTCAGAAGTTGGCCGAGAGAGGCGAACTCCCTGGATACGATGGCATTAAGGCGACAAAAAACATCTTCGAAGTCGATCCGATGAAGTTCGGTCTCGCGCGTGCCTTCGAGGGCGAGAAGGCTATCGCCGAGATGAAGTTCGCCCGACGCGTCGTGAAGCGATTCGGTGTTCCGAAGGTAGACGCCGAAGGGAAGGCTCTCCCTGGGGTAGCTATCCCAGAGGGCTACGAGTCGGTCACTGAGGGAGGTCGCGGGGGCGCTGGGACCGAACTCCTCGCTGGCTACGTCTTCCCGTCGAGGGTAGCCAAGGAACTTCGCCACACGTTCGCGCTCGCGCGTCCCTCGTCAGCTGTGGTCGCCCTCTTCCAGAAGGCGTGGGCCGAGACGATGCGGCTCTGGGTCGAGTGGACGATCCTCCCCTTCTTCTCCACGATCAGCCGCAACGGGATCGGCGAGTGGTACTTCACGCTCTTGGGTGGTGGTGGCGATCCTCTGGACGCGGCCTACGCCCTCGGCGCCATGACGGACGTGTGGATGCCCTTCCGTAACGCCATCGAGCGCGGCATCTCGAATGAGAAGTCCATCTCGCGCCTGAAGGAACTGGGCCTCGCTCGCCTCAATATGACGACCGACGGGAAGGTTTCTCTCGCGACCGAAGCGGCCGAAGTCTTCCCTGATAGCAACGTGTTCATGGGAGTTCAGGAGACCGCTCAAGGCCAGCGACTCCCTAAGGAGTGGAGACCCGTCGATGTCGTCGAAGAGGCGTTCTCGAGAAACGTCCTCGGCGGCGGTTGGAGTGCGCGTGACCTTCAAGAGACCGTCCGGATGGCGCTCGGTCAGACGAAGAAGCCCACCTTCGTCCAGAAGGTGTTCGAGACCTCAACGCTCTCACCGGTCTCCCGTCGCTTCATCGGGCTCGATCCGTTCCGAAAGATGCAGTCGTTCGCTGACGACTGGCCTCGCCTCACCCACTTCACCGCCCTTCTCCGGAAGGGCCTGACTCCCTCTGAAGCCGCCTTCGAGGCGAAGAAGTACCACGTCTCGCCGGGGTCCCTCACCCCGTTCGAAGAGACCCACCTGCGCCCGCTGATCCCCTTCTATCGGTGGATGAAGTTCAACTTGCCCATGTCGCTCTACACGGCGGCTCGGCACCCGGAGATCCCGTACCTCACGACGAAGGCGTACGAGTACCTGACCCTCGGGGTCGAGAAGCTGGACGAGCGCGATCTCCCGGACTGGGTGAAGTCCCGATTCGGCGTCCCGATCTCGATGAAGACGCTCGAAGACGGGCGCCGGATCGCCACGTACACGTCCCCGGTCGGGCTCATCCCCGTCTCGGACCTGAACGAGATCGGGTCAGGTCCAGGGCTCTCCGATTTCATCTTCTCGATGTGGAGCCCGTTCATCCAGCAACTCGTCGAGGGTCAGCCGGCGAGCGAGAAGGACGATCTCTTCTTGGGGGTCCGGATGAGTTCAACGATGTCGAACTTCCTTCGGAGAACGTGGCGTCTCGGGAATATGCTGGATCAAATGGCGCTCCCGAAGGGGCTCTCTGAGGACGAGAAGTCCTATCGCCGGAAGCTGGCGATCTCTAGAATGGTCTCTCCTGTTTCCGTCTCCGCCCACATTGAGGGAGAGGGTCGCCGGATCGAAGCGTTCTCCATACGGAAGCAGATGATCGAAGCCATGAAACGGCGCCAGCGGTCTCTCTCTCGGTTCGGTCGCCTCTACGCCGACCCTGAACACGTCCAGGCCGTGAACGAGGACACCGCAGAGACGATTCAGGAACTCCGGAAACAGGCCCAGGAACTGAGATGACCGCAGAATCAACGACGACAGGTCTCCCCAAGATGTCGAAGGTGGATATTGCGAAGCTGACCGGGTTCGTCGGCGTCGTTGCCTCGGCCGTCGTCTTTATGGCGGAGCGCATTTTCGTGAACAAAACCGAAGGTGCTGTTATGCAGCACCAGATCACCGAGACAGCGAAGCTCCTAGGCGACATCCGCGAAGAGAGCAAGAAACACGGGGACCTGTTGGTCCTTCTTCAGGCCAGAGATGAGGCGCTACAGGCCAGGGACGAGGCGTTGCAAGGTAGTATCGAACGAATTAGCGCCGTCCTGGATACCGTTGTCACTGAGATAAAATTGCTAAAGGAGTCACGATGACGGACGAACGAAAGCCGTTTTTCAGTTGGGGTCGATCGGTCAACGGAGTCGGAGGCGTGATCCTGGGCCTATACCTGCTCCTAATAGGTATCAGCGCCATCTGGGGCGAAGGCAATATCCCTGGATGGGTAGCTGCGGCCCTGGCGGTAGTCGCAGGCGCCCTGATCCTGGTAGGTCGATGATCGATCCGAGGCTCGACACGGTTCGGTGCTGCGCGACGTGCCGAAACTTCGAAGGCCAGGATCTCAAGGTGTACAAGAAGGGCGTATGTACAGCGGAAACCGGCAGAGATAACCCATACGAGAAATTGGTATGGACAGGAACCCTCTGCTACAGATACGTTGGGAGAGGACTCAATAACGTCACGAAGTAACCTCCTCCACCTCTATCGCTACGCCACGCCAGGGTCGTTCCTCTTTCTTCCGACCGTACTTCGCGATCTCCTGCGTCACCACGAGAGTCACGTTCTCGGGCCGGTCGTTCACGACGATCCGTGCGCGAACGAGCGCGTCGATCAGGTGCTTCGGCGATCCGTGTAGATTGTCGCCATCGTAGAGCCGTGCAGCGACCCGGCGAACGGTGATCGTCACCCTCTTCGCCGGGTCGCCCCACGGGACGCCACGGAGCGCCTTCGCCTCGAGGATCGCTTCTCCATACGCCTTCGCAAGTTTCCCGTACTTCCAATATTGACCGAGCCGAAGCCAGGTTCGGGTCTGATTCACAGAGGGGAGCGACGGCATCCCATTCCCGAACTTCTCCGGGAGAGCGAGGACGAGGCGTCGCGGATCGCTCATCACACCACCTTGATCGCGAACACTCCATCCGTCGGCCACGCGTTCTGGCCGCCCGTATCGAAGAACACTGTGATCGTCGGTGCGATGGCGTAGAGGTGCCCGTCGTCGTGCGTCCGGTCGATCAGCGGGCACCCGCTGATGGCGAACGGGATGATCCCGCCGCCCGCGTAGAGCACGTCGTCTGCACTGACTTCGACGTCACCGAGCGTCGTGACGTGGCCGCCCGTTTCGACGAGCCAGAGTTTCGAGTTCCCGGAGCCGGCACCGGCACCGAGGCGCCAGAAACCGTCGTTCCCTTCCTCTTGGCCGACGACGACCCGGAGCCAACCGGGCTGGTCGATCTCCGCGAACTGCTCGGCGCCCGAGGAGAGACCACCAGCCGTGGCGCGCTCAAGGAACGGCATCCCGAGCGGGCCGACGTCCGGGAGGAACGAATCGAAGCCAACGTAGACGCGATCGTTGATGCGGACGGCGTTCCCGGCGCAGCCGACGGCCAACTGGTGCCGGTTGACGATGATCGCTCCGGACCGACGCGTGCAGACGAACCGACGCGGGACTTCGTTCGAGTCGAAGCCGCCGACAATGAGATCGAGTCCCCCCTCTTCGACGACTCCGCACTCCGCAAGGTTGATCGGGAGCGTGAAAGTGGGCTCCGGCATCGCCGCTCCCGTGTCCGCGTGGATCCGGGCGCAGTCGGCGAGCGTGCCGTCGCCCTCGCCCATCCCGTGGCCGCGACCGCCGTAGAGGACGACCGAGTTGTCGGCCTTGTCGTGGCCGAGGCTCGCAGAGTCGCGGTCGAGATCGGCGAGTTTGATCGGGCGGACCGTGCCGGGAACCGGGTTGAGCCCGACGAGGTAGTAGGATCCGTGCGCGACGACGCCGATCTTTCCGTTCGGGAGGGCGACGGCGGAGGGGTAACGCGGGGCTTTCGGGAGACGGCCGACGAGTCTAGCGGTGAGAGGCATTCTTGCGTTCCTTTCGGGTGACAACAAAGGCGCCGATGACCGGGAGACTGACGAATCCGGCAACGGCGATCACGGTGAGGATCGTTTCGAGGATCGGGTACGCGGCGTCGAGGAGCGCGAGGGCGGCGAGGAGGGGGGTCATTTCTGCGGCTCGGGTATGGCGAGGGGCTTCTCAAGACAATAGATCAGTTGGTACTTTGCCACGGCGTCCGCGATCTGCTCTAAGATTTCAGTCTGTTTGTCCATGCGAGCGAGGACGCGTTCGGCGTGGTACTTTTGGAAGAGGATTAGCGAGAGGAGGAGGTACAGGACGGCCGCGATGGATGCGACGGCGATGAGTGCTTTGAGGGTCTTGGTCATTTTGGGGGCTCCTCGTTCTTCGGCGTCGGCGTACGCATCGAGAACTGCGTTGTCCTCCATGTACCTCTCGCGCTCGATCTCGTCCATTTCCTCTCTCAATCGCCTGACGAGGGCGACGGCCGCAGGATTCTGCGCCTGATGGCTCTTGTGGGCCTCCTCATCCGCGAATGAGAAGTCCGCTATGGCTTCCAATTCGGCAGCGGCCTCGCGCACACGTTCGAGCGAGCCGAGAATCGCCACGCGCCGGCCGGTCCCGATGTGGCTCAGGTTCCACCGCTCGCGCGGCTCCGGGCTCGCTGCGAAGTTCGCGGATACTTGGAAGGCGGGAATCCACTCGCGCGCGATGCCCTCTTCGCATTGGATGTGGAGCGCGATGGGTCGGAGATCGGGGGGCAGGGTCATTGGGGGGCTCGCTTTCTTGCGCCGGGTCATGGGTTGCACGAGCGGAGGGACTGCTCCGCCCGCTCCATCTCGGCCCAAAACTCCCGGATCGGAGCGCCTTCGAGCGAGCGCCACTTGTTCAGGGACCAGAGGAACCCGTCCGCGACCGCCCGATGGACGATCGAGCGAAACGTCTCGCGCGAGAAGTCGCCAGCCGAGACCGCCAACTGGCACTCGTCCACGAACCGCTCGAACGTCGGCACCGTGGGCTCGGGCTTCGCTTTGCTCGTCATCGCGCGATGATCCTTCCTTCCGGCGCGATCTCCGGCACGTCCTCGTTCACCGGGTCGAGCCGGTCGAGGTAATGCTTGAGGCCGCAGCGTCGGCACGCGACATAGCCGTCCGCGTACACTGACGCACTCGACTTCGTCGGGATCGGCCAGAGTTCATAGCCATCCGGGACCACGACATCGTGAATGTCGGCACCGCAGAGCACGCGATCCCACCATGCTCGGATGCGACCGAAGGGTCCCGTGGGCTCGGGCTTCGCTTTGCTCACGATCCGAACTCGAGATGCTGCGCCGCGATCACGAGGCCCTCGTCCACCTCTCCAGGAGGGAGTTTCATCCCGAGTTCCAAGCAGTTAACGAGTTCCTTCTTCCGCTTTTCTTTCGACGCCCGCGCCGAGGCGATCGTTACCGCGAGCGAGTGCGTACGCTCGCCGGTGTCCGCGTTCGCGTAGAGACGGAAGGGGCCGCGCTCCGCGAGAATATCCGGGCTCCAGTCCTGGGCGCGCTTCGCGAGGCCCGTCACCGGATCGTAGGCGACCGCGAGCGCCCAGGTGGACATATCACGGAGGCGGCGCGCCCAGAGGTTCTTCGTCTCGCCGTCGATGATCCCGTCGAGCCAGGTCAGCGCGACAGCGACGTCTCGCGGGAACAGGCTGTAATGCATGAAGGCCGTCAAGTGGCTCTCCTCCGAGTCCGACGTGCTCTGCGCCCAATATAGCCAGTCGCGCTCGTCGTCGTCGTAGCGGTAGAGGCCCGGAGCGGCGGCCCACCCTGTACCCTTGTCGCTGATTTGCATCTCCCAAAACCACCGCTTCGCCCACTCGATGAGGCGCGCGAGGACAGCATCCGGCGAGACCTGACCTGGGAACTGATCCGGATGGATGAGGCCCGCCTTCTGGAGGAGCGGTACGTCGTGACAGAGCCGCACCGTCGTCGAGAGGAATCGACAGCCGGGACGGAAGGTGCTCGGTCCGAGCGACGTCCATTCCTTCGAACCCAGGTTCAGCGAGTACAACTTCACCTCGGCCGCGATCAACTTCTCGGCCATCGCCGTGTCGCCGAGCGCCATAGCCTTAAGAGCGTAGAGCCCGAAGTTCGGGTGTCTCTGACCGTGACCGTTCTGATAGGTGTGCTCGCCTTCGGTCGTGTGGTCGGCTAGGTACGAGAGGATATTAAACCCCGACTGGAGCGCGTTCTGGTCCCCGTAGAACTCCCATGCCAAGAAGTGGCGGAGGGGGTCGTCCTGTTGGTTCCCTTCGCCGCCGCTGTTGTAGGCCCATCCCTCTTTCGGGACGTAGGGGGCAGAGAGAGGCGTGAACGGGCGCCCGGACTCCGCGAGCACCGCCTCGTAGCCAGATCGACTCTCTTCGAACTTCTTAATCGTGTTCACGAATGGAACCAGTTCGATCGCCGTCAGCATCTCTTACCTCTCTTCTTAGCGCGGCTCTTGTTGATGAACACGGCCTCTTTCCGCTTCGCGAAAGCGACGCCCTTTTCGTGGCCCTCTTTGGCCCCTTCGGCTGTAGCATATCGCCGCACCCACAACTCATTCATGGGCGTGTTCTTGTTCTTGTGGGACACCATCGTCTCATAAAGAATCGGGATAGCGCCAGGGGTGAACGAGTGGTCGAGAGCCAAGAACACCGTCGAGACCCAGAACTTACGCAGGACGGTCCTGGCCACGCGGCGATGCGCACCGAAATTCTGATACCAGCTGGCCCACTTGAAGAGATCCCCTTCGACTACCGGGTTCCCGTTCTCGTCTAGGATATATTTGTCAAACATTGCGACTCCAGAACACGCCACACCGATCGCACCGGACGTAGGACGTCCACACGTGGTCCGGGTCATCTGTCGCAACCCGCCACCGGCTCTCTTTCACAGCGAAGTCATGGCCGACCCAGAAGCACACGATCTTGAGCCAGAGAGACCTAAAAAGGCCCATCCGCCTGTAGGAACCGTGCGGCTTCAGATACCTCGGCGGGGTCGATTTTGAAGTAGACATAGTGACGTCCCTTGTCTCGGCGGAATTCGTTCCTATCTATGTCGAGTAGTTTTCTGGCCTCATTGAGCCGGCTAGCTAGAATATCAGCCTCCGAGGCCCAGAGGCCAGCCCACACATTACCTCTGTACGTCCAGATCGCTCCCTTCTTGCCGAGGATTTCGAATCCCCACAGATCGTCGAAGAAGAAGTGCGGCTGATGCTTCGAGATACGGAACCGAAAGTCGGAGGCGGCAGCGATCTTCCTCAAGAACTCCTCGTTTATCTCTGCCATCACTCCTCGATCAGATCGCTGATCTGCCGCTTCCAGAGATCCCTAACAGAGTTCTTCACGCGTCGGTTCACTTCGATCTCGATCAGAGTCTCGATCGAGGCAACGAAGTCTCGTGTGGCTCGTCCGAGCGCGGCCGAGAATCCACCGGGGATGACATGGCGGCGCGGCTTCCGTCTCGGGGGATTCGGGGCGTGGCCTTCAGCTTTCCCGTTCACGTACTCGGTCGTGTTGATCGAGTTCGACAGCTTGTATCGGTACGGACGCACCGATCGGTCCGTGAAGATCATCCGGCGTCGGTTGAGTCGAGAGACCATCGACCCGGCGGCGCCACAGGCACCTTCCGGAGTGGACGATTTCCCGAACTTCTTCTGAACGTCGATGATCTGTTCGAACGTGATGCCCTTCTCACCGGACTTCGCGATTTCCTGAACGACTTCGTCGATGATGCTCATGGTTTCCTTTCGTTGATAGAGGGTAAAAACTCCCAACCGTGCCGCGCGATTGGGACCACTTCAGGGCCGCCACAGGAGATTTAGAGAAAGAGAGAACTGCTCACCGAGGCGGACGGCACCCTTCGGGTTAAAACGGCAGCCCTTCCGGGATCACGCCGGCCTCTTGCTTTGAGGCGGTCGGCGGAGATCCTCCACGGAGGGAATTGGTTTTCTCAACGAGCGTCTTTCGGATCGCCTCCATATCGGTCTCACTAGCTCCGGGCTTGAGGCCCCATTCCTTGAGGATCGCCGAGACCCTCGGGTTACTCGCGGCCGCCGCCATCCCCTCGCTCTCGAGGAGGTAGGAGCGGGCTGCGCTGTAGAGAGCCCCGTATGCGGGAGCCCGAGCGGCCTTCTCGCGCTCCACGACGGAAGGGGGCTTATTCTGAGTCGTACGATCCCAGGGTTTGTCTCCTGGCGGTCCTAGAGCGTCCCCTAGGATCTCCCCGGTTTCGTTATCCACGACCACCGGGATAGCTCCCGCAACGGTCGGAACCTCGGTTTCGTCCAGGAGACCGAGACCACAGATCGAGAGGGTGACTCGCCGCTTCGCCTTCGTCTCGGCCTTCATCACGGCGTTGGCGAGGTTATCGCCCTTCATGGAGCCGATCGTCACCGCGCCAGTAGCGCAGTCCTCCCGACCCTTCGAGTCCTTCGCGTAGGCGGTTACGACGTACACATCTTCGAGGCGAGTCGTCTCCAGCTTCGTGATCGAGACCGTGTTCAGCTTTCGGAGTTGCTCCGTTGCGTCCTTTCTCGCGTAGAGAACGAGTTTGTTGTTCAGTTTCAGGTACTCGAAGGGTCGAGTTGCCGGATTTAGGCCGGTAGCTCGACAGACTTCCAGGTAATAGGAGAGCCGCTCAGAGGGCGTCAGGGCGGCCAGGTCTCCTCCAATGACGACCTTTTCGAGCGTCACCGACTTAGCGTCAGGTTTCACTATATCGTTCATGGTTCACCAAGAGAGCGAGAAGATAAGAGAGCCCAAGAACCACCCCAATCCGATGAAGCTTAAGATCATAGACGCCTTCAGGTTCTTCATGGAGTCGTTCAACTTCGAGTCGGCTAGATCCAAAAACTTACGCGACTCTATTAGCTCCTGGTGGGCCGTCTCAAGGATCGCCTGAACACTCAGTTGGCACTCCTCGCATATGCTCATTCTTTCTCCACCTTCAACATCTCGCTCTTCTTGGTTTTCTTGAGTGTCGCCTTGTACTTACCGCAGTGGATCGTCTCGACTCCGGCGGCGACGATAGCCTTCACGATCTGAGGGCGGAGATCATCACGCTCCATCTCGCATCGACGGACCGCACGCCCGAGCGCCTCGTACTCTTCGAGTGTGGACGCCATCTTCGGTTCATCGATCCTTGTATCGACACCGACAACGATGTCCCGTTCTACGTCGTAATCCGACCAACACTTACCTTTCCACGAGCAATAATCGCAGTGCCAATCGCCCTTGACGAACGGGCGAGGCGGCATCGTCCCGGCTCCGGCGTGTGACTTCACTTGATCGAGTCGATCGATCGACTCGCTGATGACGTTCAGTAGGACTACGGCGTCCGGGTCCCCTGGATCGACGATATGGGTATCACCGTTGCTGTTGGTGCGACTCACAAGGAAAAGGGTGTCGATCTCCGGGTCATACTCGAGGACGTACTCCAGGAGGGCGCGCGTGTTCTTGTTCACGATGAGCAGGACGGCCCTCTTAACTTCGAGTTTCCGGAGATCCTCGGAGGCGAGGTAGAGAGCCGATTGCGTCATGTAGTCAATCGGTAGCTCGTTACCGGAGTCGTATCGCTGCCAGGTGAAGTGGTTGATCGCTTTCACTTCAAGAAGAACGGGGGGCTTCGCCAGATCACCGCAGATGAGGCCGTCGATATGGCCCACGCCGACGGCGGTGTTCACCTCGGTCTGTTCTGCGCTGATGGCGAGGCCGGCGCGGCGGATCCAGTCCTTCATCACCTCTTCGTCCCAGGAGGACGCCTCTAGGACGTGGAAGAAGCGGCCGCTGATCGGGTTCGTCCGTGGTTCTTTCGTGGCCCTGTACACCAGCTGACGCTGACAGCGAGTGGGACCGGCGAGAGAAGGACGCCTCCAGTGATAGGCGTTCGCCTCTTCGTCCTTCTCCGCCTCAGTCGATGCGACCTGGTGCAACTTATCCGCTAGCATCGTCTATCTCTTTCTCGGAGTCGATGAACAGAGGATCCGCTACTCTCTTCGGAAGCATGATCGGACATCCCTGGTGGACTCGATACACCTGGAGCAAGATTCCCAGAGTGTGTCTCCGGATCCTAGCTGGACTAGATAAATAGACCTTTTCAGCCTCTTCGGTGAGGCCGGTTAGCTCGTTATCGTCGATCATCTTTCTCTCTCTTTCCTCAGTTTCTTACCCAAGATCATTCCGGCACGCAGAGCCTCTTCGTCGGTCGGAGGCCCGTTCTTAGCGATCGGCCCGAAGAACGGGTGAGCGCAGTTAAAGAGCCTCTCGACTCGAAGGCGCGTCGCGTCGCCGTGGTATCCAGCGACGTAGGCCAGATTGTCTCTGGCCATCTTCTCGGCGGATTCCTTCGACTCGCCCCACGTCATCAGGTGAGCGACGATCAGATCGAAGTACGCATCGGCCGCAGCCTGATCCTCGATGACCATCGCGGGACCGTACACCTCGCCGATCGTTGCGCTCTGACGGAATGGACTCTTCATTTTGGTGCCGTGAACGGGACTCGAACCCGCATCCTCCGGATTGAAAGACCGGCATGTTTTCCAGTTACACCATCACGGCAAAAGAGAGGGTCCTGCCGGGCTCGAACCGGCAACCCCCTGGCTCATGTCCAAGGCTCTACCACGCCGCTCCGTAGCGGCTTGAGTTAAGGACCCTCTCACGGCTAAGAGCGAGCCGGTTTTAGGGGGACGGATTTGCACCGACACCTCCAGGGTTTCCAGCCCCGGCGCTCTGATGCGAACGCTTCTTAAGCTACCCCCAAGACCGGCTCGCTCACGGCATTTCCTCATCAAAAGTACCCCGCCATGTAGCAGCCGTAGAGTTTGAAGGACGTCACCTCAGAACCCTTCAGGTCCCGAGTCAGCCTCGGGTCCTTGAGATCGTGAATCACGATGTACTTCTGACGCGCCTGAGCGACCTGACGGGCCTTCTCTACGGCGTGCGCTAGGTTATCCGTCGCCCCGACTGCGACGATCTTCCCTTCGAGCGCCTGGAGCGTGTAGCGCCCGCCAGGAGCCGCGTGGTTGTTGTCACTCATCGGATTTGAAAGTGGTGTTCAGGTACTCTCCCAAGAGTTTCCAGTAGAGGAGCCCGACCTCACAATGAGGGCAGCTAAAATCGATCGGGGGCGGCTCTTTTCCCCGGAAGACCAGGTTTCCAACGAAACCACCGCACTCGATACACCGACAATCGAAAAGGTTCGGTCTCTCACTCATCGTCGCTCACAAATAATCCAAGTGATTCTGGTGCCACCGCATTGCCAACACGGCTTATGTTGCTCGGTCGCTTTTCCGATCACTCTCGGGAGTTCATTAAAGGGCAATTTATCCCCGCAACCCCAACAACGCGCTTCAAGCCACTTCCCTTCTTTCTCTAGCTTCTCCGACTCGATCACAGGATCGAACTCGGCATTGCGGTGACTCATAGCGACAGAAGAATATCGCGACGGCTTAGGCTAGGCAAGTGAAATCCGGAGAAAATCTTTTCGACCGCCAAAATCTCGTTCTAGAATATGGCGGTAGATCCGTCCCTGGCAGGATCGGGGGGGATGTCGAGGCGAACTTGGAAGCGCCCCGACTGAACCCCCGGTTCCGCCTCTTCCAAGAGGGCTCCAGATGTCAAATGGCTGGCGAGAACTCCAAAGTCCTGGCCTAAAAAGACTTAACGACGATTCGTTCAAGAAAGTACGAGCCGAACAGCGCATTCTCTTCGACTGGCTATTCCGGGTCCAATGCGCTCCGTCCCTCAAGATCATCGCCATCACGATCGCTAAGAGGCCCTGTACCCCTCAGGGCTGGACGACCACCTCTGCCCGCCAGATCGGTAGAGAGGCCGGAGTCAGCGATAGAACCTCCCGGCTCGCGATACGGCGGCTCGAAGAGGCCGGAATCCTGAGCAAGAGATTCGCCCTTCGTCTCGGAAGGGGAAAAGGTCCGAGCGACCGGATCGAACTGAGGCTGACAAGGGAAGGAATCGGGGAACGATCAGAGGCTATCTTGGCCGCCCCATTCCCGAAGGCCGGGTCGAAGACAAGAACCTATGGGCTCGATGACCTCAAGGGCGGCGGATACCTCGATTTCCTGAAGGATATCTAGGTGGGGAATTTTCCCCACTGCGTACTTAGGGTACTCAGTTTATGAGTACCTAGTGTACTCAGTCGGATGAGTTCCTTCCTTAATATATAAACAGCGAAGGGACAGCAGGCTCAGGGGGGCGCGCTGCCCTACGGGCAGCAAAGCGCGCACCCCCCTTCGCCTACGGCCTACGACAGATTGGGATCGGAAATCTGTTGCCGTCAGCGTCGGTCGGTCGGGCCGTGCCGTGCGGCCTTTGGCGCGCACGTCCCGTCCGCCCGACGCCGACAGGGGTGCCGAGGACACGACCCTCTTAGGGCCTCCGGCCCCGCCGCTGCGCGGCGTCACCATGAGGGGGAAGGGTTCTCCGCCGGGCTCAAGTCCTTCTGCGATCTTGGACGAGCCGCTATCTGGGGGAGGGGGTCCGCTCGGGAGGAGTTGAACCTCCGTCGGCCGCATATCAGGCGGCTACTCTGCCCTTGAGCTACGAGCGGATCGGTGGTGGAGCAGGTCGGAGTTGAACCGACATCTCCCGGTTTTCGGCCGGGCGCTGACACCGCGTTAGCTACTGCTCCGTGGGGCGGGCTCAGGTACTTCTACGCCGCCGCCGGGAGGGGCGCGGGGAGGGGCGCGGCCCGGTGAGGCCGGGCGAGGGAGGAGTGGTGGAAAGTTCCCACGTAGGGAGTTCCCCTAGAGGGGGTAGGGATATCCCTAGAATAAGGGTAAATACCTAGAATTCAAGGGAATTTCCTAATTTCGCTATGGGGGGAGGTGCGGTAAAGGGGAGAGGTGGGGGGCGCCGTAGTGTGCGGCGCCTCAATCGACCGACTGTTAGTTCACAGCTAGGAGTGGAATTCAATGGCCGAACAGAAGAAAGTGAAAGAGAGTCCCGAGGTGGTGTCCGGCGCGCCGGTAGAGAGCGTTTTCGATGCGCCGTCGCTCAAAGAGAGGCCGAAGGGGATGGTCAATGTTTCCCACGGGCTGTACTCCTACGTTCTACCGGCCGTGGGGATGACGGTAGAAGAGGTGCGGAAGGAGTGGAAAGACTTGCTCGACATTGATCCGCAAGCCGTGGCGCTCATTGATGGGGAACAGGCCGACGGGAGTGCGACTGTCACCGAGGGGGGGATGTTGCTCTTTGTGAAGAAGGCGGCAGAGAAGGGGGGCCGGTAACTGTGTCGATCATCATAGAAAATTTCAAGTTGGGCGCGTTCCCCTTAGTCGAGGCGTTAGCCGTGGCGGCTAAGAGGCCGGCGATAACGGCACCGACGTATGTTCCCCGAGGTGTGCGAGCGGTTTATCGGCGCGGGGGTTTAATGGTCCTGGCGCATGAGACGTTGCCGGCTGTTCGAACGATGAAGTGGATAGCGAAAGATTCGCCGGAACCGTATGGGCCGAAAGCGATATATCGGAACGTCACGGTATCTCTGCCGTTTGTTGTGACGATGGTTATGGTTATGCGGATGGGAGATGGGTTGTGGTCATACACGCACGCGAACGAAGCGTTCTTTTCGCTCACACCGTTCGAGGCGAAAGAGAAGTTGTTATTTCCGGCGCTCTTGAACGTGTCGAAGTGGCCCGATCCTGCGGCAGAGCAAACGGCGTTAGCGTGGATTTGCACGGCTAATTATCAATTCAAGCCGATGAAAGTGGGGATGGAGGAATCGAAGAATTTGGATTTGATCACGCGACAGTTGGTCGAGAATCTTTTGCTCGCGGGATTCAATTACTCTTCCGAACGACATGAAGGGCAAAGTTGGTACTCGGAGACGATCAAGAGTGAGAAGAGGATCGGCACAATCGAGAAGTGGGAGGTGTTGACAAAGAAGGATCCGATGTGCGGGTTGAAGATGAATTATCTTCCCACCAAAATGACAGTCGATGAAATGGCGGAACGGATGTTCTTTGTGGGACACAATGGACTGAAGGGGGCCGCAGTTGGGATTAACTCCGAAGCGGCGCTCGCGGCGACGTTGGGAGCTATGAAAGGGAAGGCAACGAAATGAACGAGGCGCCGCTGTTCGTTGCGCGCAAGGGAGAGGAGTTGGTACTTCCGAAGGATGTACCTATCTTCTACGTCTTGACGTCAAATGGGCTGTACATCGGACGTAATACGCCGTTCTTCTCGTCACTCGTAAAGGCGAATAAGGGGCCGTCGCATTTGGGGGAGGTGGATTCAGGAGTGAGATTTCAGTTGCCCAAATTCTCCCCCCTATCGTTCCGACGAGTGTGGGCATTCTTTCGGGAGGTGGCGAAAAGGCATAACGGTTCGGAAGCGGCCGGGCTGTTAGTAGCTCGGAATGGGAGTCAAGGGGAGTTGGATGTTGTCATTCCCGAACAAAAGGTGTCGGCTTACGATGTGAAGTTCGAGGCGGTGTTGCCGAAGGGGGAGGTGGGCGTCATCGTCGGGGATATTCATTCGCACGGTTATGGGGGCGCCTATGCGTCGATGACCGACAAAGATGATGAGGAATTTAAGGCAGGGTTGCATATCATTCTCGGGCATATTGACTACGACAACAAAGAGAGTGATAGTGAGTGGAAGAGGTTGTCAGCGCACGTTGATTTTGTTGTCGACGGGGTGCGCTGCAAGGTGTCACCGGGGGATGTGATACCGATTGACGTGGCGGAGCCGCTACACCTCAAAGAGGTGCCGATAGGGTGGTTTGCGAAAGTAGAGCACAAGAAGTGGGGATGGGAAGGGGATGACAAATGGAAGGGGGATGACAAGAGGGGGGGCGGTTATTGGAAATCTCATTGGGAAGGGGAAAAGTGGGTCGAAGAATCTGGGTGGCGGAAGAAAGAGAGGAGGCGCCGAGAGAAGAAAGAGAAAGGGCCTTCGGAATTCGATCCGAGTACATACTGGAGGGATAGCAAGTGAGGGAACGCATATTAGAGAGGGTACGCGAGGGACAGCGTATCGTCGTCGTCGGGTTAGGTGGTGTTGGTTCGATCGTGGCTCGATATGCTTCCGTGTTCTTTGCGTCCCTCGGGAAGAGTTGTCATTTGGTACTCGTTGACGGGGATAGCTTCGAGCCGAAGAATGCGGAGAGGATGATATTTCCCGAGTGCGGTCCCAAAGCGGAAGTGATAGCGAATGAGATACGAGAGAGGTGCGGATATCAGTTGCTCGTGTCTGCGATCACGGAATATGTAACTCCGGTTAACGCTGGTAGCATCATCTTACGAGATGATATCGTATTTATGTGCGTCGATAATCATGCCACGCGAAAGGTGATAGCTGAACATTGCGAGCAGTTGACCGGCCCGATCATACGGCAATG